GCGATTTCGACTTCCCTGAAGGAGTTTACACAGATGAAGATTTAGCCGCAGCCGTTGCAGATGCAATAGGGACAGGTTCAATTTCAGCAACTCCAGAGTTATCAGATTTAGTTTGGGCTGACCCAACTACAGCTAACAAGAACTACCGTGCAAGATGCCGCCCTGCTGATACTATTAACGTATCACGCCAATTAACAGGTCGTGACTTCAATGCAACCGATGTAAATTCAGCGGGAACGGCAGTACCTTATCAAGACCGTTTATTTTTCAAAAACATTGTAAAAAACAAAGCGGTTAAGATTCGTGGATTTGTGACATGTGATGGTAAAATTTATCTTTTCTTAAATGAAAACGGAACTTTTGCAAATTACACAGCGCATTTTTGGAGCGGTTACGATACTGAAATCGATGGCACAAGCATTGAGTTCAAACAGTATAGTATCACGTTCAATGGTGATCCTGTTAATTGGACTTTGCCATATCTTGACATCATTGCAGCGGGTGCTGAATCTACTTTAGGTTGGTTATTTGAATAATTTTTAAAAACAAAAAATACAAAAATGAAAAAAGTATTATTTATAGTGATGCTGACACTTACAACAGCAATGGCCTCAATGGCACAAATCAGTTTTGTTAGTTCTATTGATGGAACTCTAACCGACACATTAGTAAACGCTGGGACGCTTAGTTTTACTTCGCCAATTAACGCATTATCAAAGTTAGGTAGTTCATACACTATCCAATTTAAAGGTGCAAATGTAAGTGGTACAAGCACATACAAAGTAGTTTTACGTGGTACTATTGACGGAACAAACTACGTACCTTTGCATGGCGTAGGTGTAGCTGGCACAAACGGAATCCAATGTGATACTTTGCAAGTTACAAGCGGTGTACCTGCATCATTTATCTTCAATGCGCACCAAAACGAATCTACAAACGCTGGCAAGGTTAAACGACTTCAATTGTTCTTTATTGGAACAGGAACACAAGTTAGTCCTATTGGACCAGTGCAAGCATTCGTTGAGTAATTACTAAAAAATCCAAACATGGAATTAAACGACTTTTTATTTAAGTCTAAAAAAAACAATGTCTTACCTCTACTGCCTGACCACAAAAGGGCAGTAGAGGCTTGTTTGGCCGTACAAATACATAGCACTGGCGCAAGACCTAAGTACGAATCTAAGATAGGTGTAATATACCCTGAAACGTATCACAAAAAGTTTGATGATTTGTTTCTTACAAGGTTGCTTAATCGTCATCCAAACGAAAATCCATCGTTTTACAATTGGCGTTTGTCGGTATTTTCACCAGTAGCAAAAGAACTATATGATAAGTTTATTAGTCTTTGCAAAGGTGCTATTTTACAGCCAAATAACTATACAATAAGCGCTGATGATAGAACGAATGAGTATCTATTGCGTTATGACTTGTATAGTACACTTTCGGACATGGTAGAATTTATTACACAAAATCCAATAGGGTATATCGGTGTAATTATTCGAGGTGAACGACAACAAAATGAAGATAATAGACCTGAAATCGTAATGGTTTCGGCTGAAAATATATTGATGGAAGATTACGAAAGTATCGCTTTTAAATACGAAGGTAAAACGTATTTTATTGACAATAACTTTCAATACGAAATTGACAAAAGCGGTGTAATTGAATACCCACACAACTTAGGCAAAAAGACCGTATGGCGTTATACTAATTCATTCTTACAACCGTTCCAAAATTGGGCGGATTTGTTAGTGCGTAATATGAACGATGATGAGGCAATGGTTAAGACTTATTCTTATCCTAAGGTTCAAATCGTTGAGCAAGAATGTAAAACGTGTATGGGTGTTGGTCAAGTTGCGGTTTATGATGAACATGACCCAAATGCAACAGGTAGGACATCGTGTGGCACTTGTTTAGGTAAAGGAACGGTAAGTCATAACCCTGGCGATTTCCTAACTATTAGCGAAGAAACCATAGCTAAGAACAACGGCACGATGTACGACATGGCACGTTTTATAACTCCCGACATCGGCATCCCTGAATATCATTTGAAACGCTGGCAGGTATTCTACGAACGATGTGAAAAGAGTTTGTTTTTAAGTCCAAATGTAGACGTTTCGCAAAGCGGGGAGGCAAAGAAAGAAGATAGAAAAGACCAAACAATATTTTTACAAACCATTAGTTCATTCTTATTCACGCAAATTAAAAAAAGCGTTGAGTATATGACTTCGTTTATCAATGTAGGCCAAGGTATTCAAGAAATTTACATCATTGAACCTAAGCAATTCGACTTGATGAGTGATAGCGATATTATTAATGAATTTGCTTCATTACAAGCTAAAACCGATGATAGTCAAACATTAAGCGAGTTAAACTATGTTGTAAACAATAAGATTTTCCGTGACGATGCGGTCCAAAAAAAGATAACTGAAGTATTGTACTATGCCGACCCTTTATACGGAGTTTCAGGCAATGCTTTGCGCTCAAAGTTATTGAGTGGTGTTTATACGGACTTCGATAAAACTATTCACGAAAAAGGATATAAGCTATTGGTAAACATGGCAAAACGTGACGCTCAAATGTTTTCTGAAACTGAAACGAATACTTTAATCGACCAACTTACCGAACTTGTAAACGCTCAAATACCGAGAGGCGTATATAATGGCTAAGAAATCCATTGTAACCGAAAACGACTTATTCAAAGAGGATATAGTCGAACGTTTGCGTAATCGTATTCCTGACATTGAAAAACGTGTTATAGATGATATATTTCGCATTATTGATACGTTTGATAGTGCAGGTGGGTTATTTACAGGTGGCATACTCAATGCAGAACAATTACTACAAGTTTCAAATGCAATACAGCAGTCTTTAAAAAGTGCTGGATATATTCAAGACGTTAAACTATTTATATCAGATTTTGGCAAAGTAACGCTTAACACAGCGCAAATATTAAACGATGTGGGCGGTTATACATTCAACAAATTACCATTATCAGAAATCGAACAAAAGTGGGTTAATCAAACTGCGGAAACAATGTTAAATAGTGGTATCAATGAAACATTTAAACGGCCTATTTTAAAGATACTTGATGAAACCGTATCTTATGGCGGTTCAATAGAAGCAGCGAAGAAAAGCCTAACACAATTTATCCAAGGTGACGACTTCGATGGCGGCAAACTATCCTCATACATTACTCAAACTGCACGAGATTCAGTAAGTCAATTACAAGGGCAACAATTTCAAAGTATAGCTAATAATGTAGAAACGGCAGGCGTTCGCTATGTCGGTGGGTTACTTAAAGATTCACGAGGTCAATGTACGCATTGGGTTAAAGACTTAAAAGGATTTATTGCATGGGATAAGCTAGATGAAGAAATCAAGTTAGCGTATAAGAATGAAAAAGCTAAGAAAGTAACCGATGGCGTTCATAGGTGGGGCGGTATGATGCCAAACACCACTAAAGATAACTTTGTAGTTAAAAGAGGCGGATTTAATTGCACTCATACAGCGATACCAGTTAGGAAGAAGCCTTAAATAGATTTAATTTTATTAAAAAATTCAGATAATTCATTTATTTTATTATCTATCATAAAATTTATAAATCCATCATCTTCATTTATAAACTCTTTACATAACCGCAATATTTCTACTTCAGTATTTAAAAATATTTTACCATTTTTATAATCAATACCATTTAAATCTTCTATAATTAAACGTATGCTATATGTACCGTTAATTATTTCGGTAGCGCAAACTTTATAGCCTTTATATTCTGTAATCATATAATTTTATTCATCATTTTTAATTTTCATTATTAAATACAGCACATAAGATGCTATTATTATCATACCTAAAGACACAAGGTTAAGTTTATCCATTGAGTAAAATTGTCCCATTTGTAGCATACGAAGGTACAATATTTTTAGTATTTAACCATTCGTGCAATATCTCAACAACTACTTCACTTTTCTTAAAATCCTTACCTTCCAAAAGTAATTCAGCACGTTTTTTATTTATTGCTTGGTTACATTTATCATCCATGTTTTGTATCAAAATAGCTTTAGCCATAATAAATAATTATTTATAATTACAAAGATACGAAAATTATTATATTCCAATAGTTTAATTTTACACTATGGCACGACCTAAGAAAACTATTGTCGAAGAACCTAAAGAAGTTGTAACCGAACCTTTAGACCTTATACCAACTGAAACACCAAACGTATCAAGTCCACTTGAACCTACTATTGTAAACGTTAAGCCTATCATTTTGAAGGGTAAAACATTAGATTCAGTAGATAAGGTTAAACTAGCTAAAAAAGGTGGGAAAATAGTCGCTATGGCTGTTGAACGTGGTTTAGCTGAACGAATGTGCAAAGAAAATCCTAATTTAGAAATACTTTAATAATGGCAAAAAAAAAATCAATGGAAAACGAAATTGAATTACAACCTGAAACGACAGAAGTAGCGCCGATTACCAAAACTGAAACAATAGACCTAAAAAACGGATATGTACAAATTAGAGAAATTGGGAAAGAAGGGAATGGAGTAATTGTAAAAGCTATTCATTTCGGTAAAATATATCCTGAATCAAAATGGGAAATTATAGCCACTAAAAAAAAATAGTTTCCTTTTTTGGAAACAGACAAAGTACACCGACTAGAGGATGTAGTACGTGTGGAAGATAATATAGTAACCTTGTAAAATAAATATATGTCAAAAAAATTAGAAAAATTATTAGAATCTTTAGGCGTACAAGACGCTGAAAATGTAGTCGCTCAATTACTTGCTGACGATGATAACATTGAAATTATTGATAGCGTATTAAAGGCTTCTCAAAGCTATGCTAAGCCGTTTATCGAAAGTGAATT